CAAGTCTAATCCTTCTCCTACAAGTGAATCAGGGTTATCTGCTGATTTAGCTTCTACAACAGTACCCCATTTGAATTTGATATACCTTTCCTTTTCTGAAGCCTTAATAATATCATTTTGATGTCCTTTGACCATTCTCTCCCATACTTCTCTAAACATTAAATCGGCTTTGTCGTAAGAAAGACCTACAAGCCATATTTTCTGATTCGGCTGGGAGGCGTAGAATGTCGCTTCCATTGCCGATGCCGTAGTCTTCCCAAAACGCCTCCCACAAACCATCACAAAAAACCTAGCAGAATCTTTTTCAGGAAAGTGCAACTTTCTCTGACCTTCATGTGGTTCATAGCCTAAAAAATCGAACCATTTTTGCTTATAATCATTTAAAACTTGCATTATTCCCTACAAGTAATTTAAGTTACGTTGTATGACAAACGCAAGATATTGTGGTTTTAATTTTAAATATACAAGATAGGAGGGCAGTATGTCCGAAGAAAAAGTAGTATCAAATGAAGCAGAAGTGAAAGCTGATACGGAGAATGTTACTCAAGATAATGCTCAGAATGAGTACATAGCAGAAAGTAAAAAGTATAGAAAAAGAGCACAAGACGCTGAAAATAGGTTAGCCAATTTAGAAAAACAGTTGGAAACTCAACAAAACCAGAAACTTAAAGAGAAAGAGGAATATAAAACTTTAGCCGAGAAATATGAAGCTCAAGTTAATGAACTCAATCCTTATAAAGATAAATATGAAGGTTTAGTTGAACAAAGACGTAATGTTTTATTAGAGAGATTACCTGAAGATAGGCGTGAAACTTTTAAAAATAAAGATTTAGATGTTTTGGAATTTATGGTATCTGAACTTAAAACTAAGGCTTCTGAGCCTTCAGCAAGAAATTTAGTGGGCACTAAGAATACAGAATTTGGTGGCTATGCTTCTTTTGCTGAATGGGCAGAGAAAGATCCAATCGGATATGAATCACAGAATAGCACTAATACTGCTAAAGGGATTAAAGTAGGTTATGGCAGCTAGCAAAGACCGACACAAACCTTTTGGAGTTGATTTAGACCCTAATAACGATTTAACTCATACTACTTTACCTGATGGTGATGTTAAAGTCACTCATAAAGGTGAACAAATAAGATATATGGATTATATTGACGTTATGGAAGAAAGAGCAACTCGTAAAGGTGAGGGTAAATCTCCTGTGAAATCTGAAATGGGATTATTTGGTGGTTTTGGTAAAGGTACTTTAAAAAAAGCATATGAAAAATAATTCCTACTTGAAGGCTTCGGCAGTTGATAGAGGAAAAAATTAGGAGGCTTAAATGGCTTTAACAAATACAAGCACAGCAGCTGGTGGATTAGGTAGAACGATTGGCGATGCTGTTATTGCTTTTAATCACGTAAATGTGATGTACCCATTAGTGTCTGTCCAACAAGCAGCACAGGGGTCAAATCATGTTCAATTTTCAGATTGGACAAAACTAGCATCATCTGATGTAACTGCTGCTACACAGGCTACTACTACAACAGCCGTAGCTATTACAACAGCAGCTAGAACTGCAACTATATCAGAACACGTTATTGCTTCTACAGTAAGTGACTTAGTTCTTATGGGTTCAGGCGATGATGTTGAAGGTCAAGCAGGTCCTGCTTTAGGTAACGCAGTTGCTGCTAAACTTGATGATGACTTAGTAGAACTAGGCAAAGCATTCTCTCAAACAGAATGTGGTGCTGGGACTTCTTTAGCTTTATCTCATATATTTGGTTCTATGCGTCAATTAAGAGCAGCAGGAGCACCAATGCCTTACAATTTAGTTCTTTCACCTAAACAGGTGTGGGGTGGTAAAGGTATTATTAGCTTATTGCATAACTCAGCTCTTGATACAGCAGGTTCATCAACTACTGATACTGCTACTGCTAGACCAGTTGGTATGATGGGTGGAAAAGCTGAAGAAGCATTTTCTACAGGTTATGTTGGCTCTATTGCAGGGTTCAATGTTTATTGGTCTGATCAAATAGATGAGAATGTTAGTTCTGGTGGCGATGCTGCTGGTTTTGCTTTCTCAAAAGGTGGTGTTGGTCTTGGAGTTGGTGCTGATGGCTTATTTAGAATCGCAGCAGAAAGAGACGAAATGCTAAGAGCAACTAACTATGTAGCTACAGGATTCTGGGGTGAAGTTGAGATAAAAGACGCTTACGGTGTTTATATCTTATCTGATGTTTCATAGTTCTTAAAAAAAATAAGGGGGTGGGTAACTACCCCCTTAAATATGGAGATAATATGGAAAGATTTTTTAAAAAAGGTAATGGGATTATTATAAAAGCAGGACCTCAACATGATTTGCAATCCTTAAAAGACAGATTTACAGAATGTGATGAAAATGGAAAAGAAATTAAAAAAGCAGTTAAAAAAGTAGCTAAAAAAGCTAAAAAGGAAGGTAAATAATGGCAATAGTAGCAAAATCATTTATACACGAAGATGATAAGACTGTTGGTGCTTCAGGCGATGCAGATGGAGTTTTAGCAGAAGATATACAAGATTATGTCAGCACTCATATAGGAACGGCAGATATAACAACACAATTAAATATTACTTGTACTGCTTTGCCAAACAATAGAATTTTTACTTTAGTTGTCTTAGAAGCTAACTAAATTAATGTCTGAAATTCAAAATGGTAAAGGCGATTCATACAGGATTCCTGTTACTGATAAGAAGTATAAAGAAAATTATAATAAGATTTTCAAGAAAGACAGAAATGAGTTTAATAGAAAGCATTAAACAGCACGAAGGTTATGTTGGTATAGTCTATAAGGATAGTTTAGGGATTGATACTATAGGATACGGCTTTGCTATTAAAGATTTAGAGTTAGATAAGGATATATGTGATATAATCCTTGAACGTAAACTACACGCATTGACAGACAGAATTAGCAATAAGTTTAAGTGGTATATGTATATGCCACCTGAAATTAAAGATATAGTTGTTGAGATGTGCTATCAAATGGGTGTTTATGGATTTTCTTGTTTTAAAAAGACTATAGCTTATTTACAAGACAAAAAGTTTAAAGAAGCCTCTGTTGAGATGCTTGATAGCCGATGGGCAGAACAAACTCCTAACAGAGCAAAAGAATTAAGTGATAGAGTAAAAAAGGTAGATTTAAAATAGATGACAGGTGTCGTTAAAAGGGTTATTGTTACACCAGACAAACATTTTCCTTTACACGACCAACCTTCAATAAATGTTCTTAAAAGAACGATAGAGATTGTAAAGCCTGATGCCTATGTGGATTTAGGAGATGTGGGAGAATGGGAAGCATTTTCGGCTTGGAAGTTTAAGAGAAAAAAAGCACCACCACTTGAATACCTTATAGAAGATTTTGATAAAGACATAGTTGATGTCAATGCTGGCATGGATCAGATTGACGAGAGTTTAGACAAAGTGAACTGTGAAGAGAAGTATATCACAGAGGGTAATCACGATAATTGGCTTAATATGGCAGTTGAGAAATACCCTTATATACCTCAGTATAAGTTTAAAAACGCAGTTAAACTTAAAGATAGAGGCTACAAATATATTCCTTTTGGAAAGCACTTAAAATTAGGTAAATTATACCTATATCATGGACATCAATATGGAGGTCAATACCATACTTCCAACCATTTGCGTAAACTTGGATGTAATGTAATGTATGGACATTGGCACGATTTACAACAAATGTCTGCTACTCACATGGATGGACCAAAGAGTGCATGGAGTATCGGATGTTTGAAGAATATGGAAGCAGAAGCAAATGAGTGGCTTGACCATAGAAGGATTAACTGGGCACACGCTTTTGCGATAGTAGATTTTTTTAGGGGTGGACTTTTTACAGTTCACATTATACAGATAATAAACGGCAAAACTTCGTTGTGGGGTGAATTGATAGACGGAAACAGGAAATGTTAATACAAAAGTTGATAATTAAAGAAGTTTTAAAACTTGTAACAAAGAAATTCAAATTAAACAAAGTCCTACAGTACGTTCAAGAACCCAATGAGTTAGACGAAGAAGTCGAAAGACTTAGAAGCCGTATAGAAGTTTTAGAAACTATTATAAAGGAGAAATAATATGTTAGATTTTTTATCAGACAATGCAGGATTATTTGCAGGAGGAACAGGAGCAGCCGTAATACTTTGGGTATTAAAAAAAGTTCCAAATAAAGAAATATGTGCTTGGGTTGAAAGCACGTGTTATAGTGCAGGCAAATTTGTTACACTAGGATTATCAAGATGGAAGTTTACTAAAAACTTCTGGAATAAGACAGTAGAACCTTGGTTTATTGATCTGTTAGATAATTTTATTGGGTCAGCCGTTAGAGGACTAATTAAAGGGTTAAGAGTAGATAAATAATGCCGTACAAGACACAAGGGAACAGGTTAGTTAATGAAGTCACTTTAGGTGATGGTTACCCTTTGTCTAACAATCTACAACCATTAAAAATTGGAGGGGAAGCATCTGTTTTACAGATTTCCTCTCCAACACCTTCTACTACAGATAAAGGTATAGTTAAGGTTGAAGGCGATTTAGAAGTTACAGGTTCTATTCTTAAACAGCCTACTTTACATATATTAAATGGTGGTGCTTATAATACAGGAACATCAAAAATATATTTACCACTTGTAGGAGCTAATAGAGAACTTACCTCAACTACAGGTAATAATGAAAGTATTGCATTTGTTTCACCTTATGATGGGAGAGTTAAAAAGTTAGTATTAAGAAGCGAAAATGCTTGTTTAACTACAACGGCAGGATTTCATATTTCGACAGAAGGAACAGAAGTACCTAATTCAACATCAACAGAAGATATAGAGGTTGAGATGGCTGCCGATGATACTGCTTATACATTTGATTTTACAGGGGTAAGTTCATTTAATGCAGGCGATATACTTACTGTATCAGTAACACCTGAAGCAGCAGTTAATGATTTAGTGTGGACACTTGTGTTAGAATATTATATAGATTAGGAGAGAGATGGGAAGTTTAGGAGGAAAATCACCAGCAAACACATACAAAAGCCTACTTAAAGTAGCAGATGAAACTAATGGCGTTTCTACAGCGACATCTCAAATAGAAGATGGTGAAGGAACTTCTACTTGTTTGGAAGTAAGTGATGACAGGTTTTTCATTCAACCACAAAATCATAATACTGCTGCTACGCTTAGAATTAGAGATAATTCAGGTAGAACTTTGTTAGTAGTAGATACTACCAATAGTTGTGTAAAAGTAAATGCAACTCAAACTTATGCTAATACTCAGTTATTGGAGTTTAGTGCTTATAGATTAGTTCCTGTGGCAGGAACACATTATTTTGTTCCTTGTAGTGGGAATGGTTTTAATTCACTTGCTATGGCTGAATTAGCAAATGGAACAGGAACAGACCCTGCTACAACATTTGATGCAGGAGACACTACTGATGAGCTTGTTAATATGCTTTTTTATGCACCTGCTAACATAACTATAGATGGTGTAAGATTTATGGTGTCAACAGATACAGATACTGATACTACAGTTAATGTTCATCTTTACAAGTTCACAATGACTGCTGCAGGTGGAACAAGTGATGGTAATTTAAGTGGTGGAACTCTACTCGCAAATGGACAAGCAACAAGTGTTGATAGGAATGTTATTAAAACAGCATCGGCAACTATAGATAGTTCAAGCGTATCTGCTGATGAAGTAATTGCTTGTTTTGTAGAAAATGAAACTAACACAGACGATATTAATTTAAGAGTACAGGTATTGTACCACATAAACTAGGAGAAAAGATGGCAAGATTAGACGCAAATTTAACAGTATCAACAGGGCAGGGAAAAGAATATTTATGTTCTATGTCTGACCAATATTCAGAAGTGTATCAAGAGATTGCAAAACTAGACAATACAGATGCTTTTATAACTTTAGCGAGTTTAAGTAAGACTAATGCTAGTTTACTTAAAGGCTCAAAATTGATTATCATTAAAAATAATAGTCCAGTATCTATTGAATTACAATTTCACATTAATGAATTTGAGGATAGCAGCAATATTGATCAATACACAGAAGATTTATATATTACGCAACTTTTAGGTGGAAATGAATATATGGTTATACCTAACCAATGGATATTAGGTTATACTACCGACACATCAGGTGCTATGGCAAAGACGATTGATAATAAAGGTGGATACGATGTTAATAGTGGAAAACTTTATGGCGATGCAGGGTGTAACCTTGGAGCAAAAGTAGAAGATACTGAAACACAAATTACTGTTCAAGATACAGATTTATTTAGAGTTGGCGACTTAGTTCAATTAGGAACAACCACAGGAACTACTGTTACTAACATAGAAATTATGAGAGTTACAACGATTACCAATTCAACTGTAATGCAAGTTGAAAGAGGTTTGTTTGGAACTTCAACATTGGATGGAGATGCTCAAACCACAGGTCATGTGAGTGGAGCTGATGTATGGCTGCCTTGGTTTAATACCCAAGAGGCATACAACAAATACCATGATGATGCAAACGCTTTAGGAATAGCACAAACTAACGCAACAGGAAGATACACAGCACAGAATTTATTTGGGTATGGAAGAAGTGCTACTTATCCAACAGGTATAGTTAAAGGGTCTTTAGCGTTTAAGTTTTACAATGCAGGTTATCAAGAATGGAATGTTTCAGGTATTACGCCTTCAACTCATACTGGATTAGCTGCTTCAACTACATATCAGTTTAATATAGCTGTTGATGGTGGTTCGGCTTTTGTTGATTTAGCATTTACAACTGATGCTGATAATTTAAACTTTGGTGGGAACAATGGTATAATAAGCAAGATTCAATCTGCTCTTGACACTCAATACTACACTTCAGGAAACTTATTTGAAAAAAGAGTAACAGTAGGTATAGTTAATGGTGATATAAGATTTACGTCAGGAAATAGAACAAGAAATTCAGCGATTGCTTTGGCTGCTCCCGGATCAGGAACTACCCCATTTGGAGTAGGTAGAATCCCTGCTATTGGAAGCATAGAAGGAGCAGTTGCTGCTAGATTACCTGATGACACAGTATTTGGTAAAGCAGATTATGTTGAAAATAAAAATAAAGGCATATTTGCTTATGATGATGGTAGAGGTAATATAAGAGGTGCAGCTTCAGGTACTATTAATTATGAAACAGGAGCTATAGATATTACAGGTCCTGCTAATGCAGAATTTGTAGCAAGTCTTAATTATGATTCGGCTCATAGTGGTGGTATTAATGCTACTTCTAATACAGAAAATGGTCTTATCAATATATCTGCAAGAAGCGTGAATAGTAAAATAGATTCGGAAATTGAAATATTAGGATTTGTATAATGCCATATCCATTTAAAAATAAAAAGAAAAAAACTAAAAAGAAACGTAAATACAGGAGGAAATAATGGCGACAGCAGCAATATATTGTACACATAAAGAATTAAAGAGAGTATTTCCTCAACTTGA